AAAAACTTAGTGCGCGAAGGATCGCCAAAGGTTAAGCCGGGGCTGACGTACTTGAAACGGTACGATTCACCTTCGTCCAGATAACCAAAGTAAGTACCTATGCCTGACACTGTACCTGTGTAAAGCGTACCGTCGTTCTTTCTGTGCCACGCCTTTGATTTACCAGAAGGCCAACGAGTGACACGGTAGGCTCCGTTCTCTAGTCTGCCTCTTAGGTCAAAACAGATAGTAGTGTTTTCGGCAGGAAACGTAATGAGGTAAAACGAGTTCTCTGGGCTGTACACAGACGCAGTAGGCTCTGTCCTGTTCTCAATCAACGCAGATAGATCGCTCTTGATGTTACGGCTCAGGTCAGTAAGAGGCATAGACTTCTCTTGTACAACTCTGCCAAAGCTACGCAATCCTGAGTGAGACATGAACAGTACGTCTGTGCCTATGTGCTGCACTGAGTTACGACAGATGCAACCAACACCAGCAACAGTATCAATCAAAGACATAGACGCAGGTGTATCGGCGTTTTGGTAAACAAGGATGCTGTGGTTACCAAAGATAATTAACAGGTTGTTGTGTGCTGCTAGTGCTCGTACTTCGTCAAAGCCATCAGGCCATGCCTTAGATACGTCAATAGATCCGCTTGAGCCACCACTAAAGTCAATGCCGTTGAGCAAGTCAGACCAGTAAATGACGTTAGCATCTGTAGCATTGTCAACTACCCACAGCCTACCAAAAGCTGCTAGCGCCTCGTGTCCGTACTGTGCTGAAGTAACAGATGCACCCGCTACTGCCGTCATTTTAGTTACTGCACCGAGTGCATTAGTGTAAACAAGAGGCTCGTAGCCACGCTGGAAGAAGTAAGCACCGTCGTTAAAGTTTACAATCTTCCAGTTGTTAGCTGTGATGCTGTAGGCAGCAGGAGTCTCATCAACAAGCGTTGCGTCACCTGACAGTATCTTGTTGTTACCTGCGCTAAACAACTTCTCGTTACCCGCTGCATCATAGAAATGATGTATCTTGTGGATACGATCAGAGCCTAGTGCTGTTGCGTCAGTAGTGACAAGGTTGATTCCTTTACGTGCAGCAATACGTCCACGCTTGTCGATGATTGCGTTATCAGCAACCTCAGCAAACGCGGGATCCTGCGCTAAAGGCGAATCCTCTGTGTTTACTCCCTTGAACGCAGGAGCAACTAGGTTAATGCTTTGCAGTGGTTGAGCCATTACGGTGTATACCAAATAGTTTCGTCAGGGTGCTTCTGAGCATCCAAGGCGATAGCATCAGACAGGTACGTATCTGCAATAGCAAAGTACTCAGGAGCAGATGTACCACCAGTTTCTCCACGCTCACGAGCAAGCATGGCTATAGCTAGGTGAATAATAGGATAAGGAGGAATCGTTACGTCATCTCCGTCAGCACTCAAGTCTTGACTACGGAAGATACAGTTAAACCTAATGGTGTAAACGCCGTCAGGCTTAGGGTAAATATCTATCTGTGAGTCTCCGTTGGAGTCCACTCCGTTGTAGGTATAGTACGTAGGCGAGCCGCTAACGGGATCTTGATTGAGGTATTTATCATCAAACCATGTAGCAGGACGGTACTCCATAAAAACATTGTCAGTATCATTGATGACGTTGAGCGCCTTAACACGGTTTTGGCTTCCTACTAGTATGTAATTAAAAATCCCAGAAGTGGTTGTAACAGTAAGCGTAGTACGTAAACCAGACCAGTCCCAAGCAGCCTCTACCAGCTTCTTAGCATCGTTGATATAGTCGCCTACCATACTGCTGTAGGTTGTCTGTCCTACTGTTGAAACCTCGTCTTCACGCATACGGCGCAAGACGTTGTTCACTAGTTCTAAATATGTCATCCTAAGTACTCCGAAAATAAGGACGCTACAATGGGTGATCCTGTTCTTCTAGGGTCAAAGCCCTGAACATCAACTTTAGGCAACAGAGGAGCCTGTTGTCCCATCTGTGGCGCTGTTAGCGGTCTAAAGGCTTTTAAGTCTTCTCCAAACGGCTTACTTCCTTTGAACTCAACATCAGGAAGGCCTATATCTATACCAGAGATGCTTGGAAGGTCTACGTCTGTCTCTGGTAGCGAAGGCAGCATATCCCAGATAGACATAATGCCTTCTTTGATAGGCTGCAATATGTAGTCGTCTACTGCGTACCCTGCTTCCTGTATTACGTCTACAACAGGCTTAATTACTTCTTCGTTAAACTCACTACCAGCTTCTTTTGCGTCTCGTAATACTTGTTCTATTGCACCAACAGTGCCTTGGTCGTACTGAAGAATAATGTTGGCTTTAGGATCTAACTCTTTTCCCTGCTCTATGTCTTCACTTGATAGCTCGCTGAGGGCTTGCTCCATTCTTGCTTCGTCAGTGTCTATATCTATGTCAAACCCTTCTCCGCCCATTAGCTCAATGTCTGGCAAGAAGTCAAAGAAGTCTCCAACTTTTCCTGTGTCAATGTCTGGAATAAGTTCACTAGGGTCGGCAAAAGATAAGGTTCCTCCTTCCCTTAAGTAACCTAGCCCCATACTAGCTAAAGTGCCTTCGTCAATGTTCCCCTCTAAAGTGTCTCTTAAGAATATACGAGACATTTCGTTTACAGCGTCTCTGCTTATCTCTGTTGTGCCTTCCTCAAAAAAGTTAGGAACAGCTAGACCAACACTGTCTTCGATGTACGACGTTAGTTTGTCTGCGCCTATTGTAGTAGCAGCGCCTATAACGATACCTTCTAGGTCTCCTCCTTCGATAGCACCTACAGTGACTCCTTTTACTATGTCTAACGCAGTATTGAAATCAGTGCCTAAAGCATCAGCTAAGTCCCAAACCTTTTCGTTTATTGTAGCAAGAGGGCCAGAAGTTGCTGTGTTAAAAGCATCTGCGCTTACGTCAGAGTAGTTACCCGCGCCCATTACATCAGCAGCGTCTAAAATACCTGCTGTTAATCCGCTGACAAAAACTTGGGTAGGGTCTATTTCTCCTGTTAAGATGTACTGGCTAATACTGCTAGACAACATTCCACCAGCGGCAGCACCAACAGTGCTTGGAGCTATGCCTAAACCACTAGCTATTGACTGGGTTACCGCTCCAGAACTTCCTAGAACTCCTCCCAATGCTGTTCCCGTAACAGCACCAAAGCCGACCGCTGTTGCTAACTTAAGTGCATCACCGAAATCAAAGTTTTCTGGCTCTTTGGTTTTAACCCACGCAGAGCCATTCCACATATATTCTCGGCCATCGTCGGTTTGTCTTACATCAGGAATACCGTATTTCTGGTTCAGCTTCTGTACAGAATCAGATCCTAACCAGTCCCTGTATCCTGCGGCTCTATCAGCGCCAGTCTCTTGCTTTACTATTTGTACTTCTGAAGGATCAAGCCCATATTTTGATATAAAATCGTTACGCGAGAGGTTTTGAATGTCAGAAGGATCAATCATAGTCCCGTCAACATTCTGTACCATTCCAGTGTCTACTATTTCGCCGTAAGTTCCGGGATCGTACTCACCAGACTGAATCAGAGACTCTCGCTCTGTCATGTAGGCTAGATAGTTTTCAAAATCACCGAAAGTTTTTTGGAGGTTAATAGCCTCTTCGTAATACTCCCGCAGTTCTTCTACAGTAGCTTTTTTATAACCTTCTTGGTTCGCTAAGTATTCGAAACTAGGGCTTTCAGTAGTTTCGTCACCCTCGTAGAAAGTAAATGTTTGCTGTTCTTCAGCCATCTAATTAACTACCTTGATAAGGAATAAAAGGTACAGTAATTCCTTCCATTGGGTTGGTAGGAGCCATAGGCTGTGTGTAAGGAGCGTATATGTAATTAAACAGCCCTGCTTGACCTGCTGCTGATTCAGGATTCATAACAGAAGGTACAGAATAAGTTCCTCTTACCGGGTCGTACCCAACCGTTGACTTAGGGAGCAACAACTGTGAAAAGTCTACACGCTCTGGAGTAAGCATAGAGGGCGCATAGCCAGTCTGGGTTTGACCACTAGAAAACAAATTAAACAGAGACTGTAACCCAAGAGCGTCCAAGAAGTCAATAAAGTTTTGGTTCATTTGCATATCGCCAGAAGGCGCTGGAGCAGGTGCTGGAGTTGGTGCCGGTGTTGGAGCAGGTGTTGGTGCTGGTTCAGCCTGTTGTGGAGGCAGTCCACCAAAAGTAAGCATACCGCCTGACCGCTGACCTTTGCTTGCTGAAAATGCAGCATCAGCTTGACTTCTTAGCTTTCTGTGGAGATCGTTGTCACCCAAGCCAAAGCCACCAGTAACGTAATCAAACAACTGGCTTCTGCTCAAGTTTTCTGTATTAAGATTACCGTCACCAGTCACTATTCCTTTGTCTTTTAGCAACTGTAGCTGGCTCTTTTGTCCACCAGTTAGATCACCTTGTCTTTCTGGTAATCCACCGTAAGTTAAATTACTAGCCATTACTTCTCCCTCGCCACGCCTTTAGTCTTTTCAAACGAGCGCATAGCGCCTAAGCCTAACATACCCATCAACACTGGCATCATCTCGCTCAAGTCAAGAGCCACGATCTCAAGAGGATAACCAGCGACACCAGCAACAAAGTT